CACCACGAGCTAAGTATTGGATGACTATGGCCCAGGCGGCAGGTCACGAAGACTCTCTGTCTACCCTCAATACCAACTCAGACCCGGTGCAATTCTTTAACGTGGACCAGGAGAGCCCTGGCGCACCACAGCAGCAAGGTGGGGCCATTGTAAACCCAGGGCTTAGGACTATCACTGAGGCTATGCGCGGGATGATCGGCTACACGGCTGGTATGTTCGCAGCCAACATGGGGGACAACCCAGGCCTACAGTCTGGCGTGGCTATCAACTCCCTACAGGACAAGGGCGACTCAGCTACGATCAAGTACCACAAGGCCCTCCAGATCGCTATCGCTAGAACCGGACGCCTATTGGTTAAGGCTATCCCCAAGGTCTACGATACGCCTCGCACGGTCCGCATCATGAAAGAAGACCAGGAATACAGCATGGCCGAGATCAACGCCCAGGTGTTCGATCAGCAGACTCAGGAGTTCGTTACACTCAACGACCTATCAGCGGGTCAGTACGACGTGATCTGCCGGGCAGGGCCAAGCTTCCGCAACCGCCAGCAGGAGACTATCGAGGCAATCATTGAGATGGCCAAGGTTGATCCTTCTATCATCCAGATGGGTGGCGACATCCTATTGGATAACATCTCTACGCCGGCGGCAGAGCAACTGTCTGACCGCAAGCGAGCCCTAATGATTAAGCAGGGCATCATCCCTATGGATCAGATGACCGAGGAAGAGCTCGCAGAGCAACAGCAGCAGATGGCTCAGGCTGGACAACAGCAAGCACCGGATCCAAACATGGTCCTGGCACAAGCCGAACAGCTCAAGGCTGAGGCTGAGATGATGCGCTCACAGATAGAGATGCAGAAGCTCCAGAACGAGCAATTCAAGCTACAACTGGAAGCACAGAAGCTACAGACTCAAACCATTGGTGACCAGGCTGACAACCAGATCGACGCATTCAACGCTGAGACCAAGCGCATGGATACACAGATCAAGGCACAGCAAGCAGGGGCCACGATTGATAACACCTCAGCCAAGACTATGGGCGAGGAGCTAAACAATCAGAAGAAGATGTCCGATATGATGGAAGAGCAGATGCTTAAGTCACGGATCCCATTCATGTCTGAAGCGGAGTTAGTAAGCCTTGCCAACAACTGATGCGATAAAGCAACTAGCCAACCAGGAGCTCTCAAAGAGGGCGTATATGAGCCGAGACGTATTAGCTAGGGGCAATGTAATGCCTCCGGCTGATCGTGGCGCATTCGGCGTTACAGGAGCTCTCACGGACTACGGCACAGGCATGCTGGACGCTGGCAGTTCTGCATTAGGTTACATGCTTGACACGTCTCTTGCAGACATGGGCAGGGACGCTGCCAGGTTTGGCGGTGCGATGGTAGAGGGAATGGTCGAAGACCCGCTAATGACAGCGGTAGACTTCATCCCTGGCGCTGGGCTTGCTATGGGTGCATACGAGGCAGAACAACTACGAGGCCAAGCACTCGAGGCGGAACGAGCAGGGCAGTTTGACCTGGCTCAATCTCTAAGGTCCCAGGCCGGCGCTATCGCTGCTATGAGCGCAATCCCGGGAGGGAGAACAGCTAGACGTGGTGCTCGCATGGATATGTCTCCAGACCAATCCTCTATGCGTGAGCTCTTTGGCGACATCCCAGAGGTGACGAGAGACACTAAGCTTTTAAAGCGTGTGGGTGATGTAGACTCAGTAAACCAAATGCAGGTTGAGATGAGTGCGCCAGAGTTTAATAGGATTAACCTTCTATCTGCCGAGGACCTTATTGATCGCCCCTGGGTCTCAATGATGGCAGACACCTCTCGCAGCGCATTAGAGAACGTCACCTCTATTAATGGCGTTCCTGTTAATGCCGTAATGGAGGGTGGCAGATATTACGGCGCTCAATCTAGGAACCGTGCCAGAAATTCTGCATGGGGCAGTGCTGAGGGGGCTGTTAGCGGAATAGAAAATAGAGCAGCTAGGGCTCAGGCCTTATCTGGGCGTCCTGTGATAGCTATTCCTTATGGTATGGCAGCACCATCACCAGACTTTGCAACTATGACCACCGACATCATGGTTCCTTATGCCAGGCAAATGATGTCTAGGTCGGATAAAAAGCTTTTAGATAAGCGAATACGCGAAGGCACCGGCAAGGTCCCAGGTCTTCCGGAATGGCCAGGAATGGATTCTGCAAAAGCGATGGAATTCTTGGATAATGCTGGAGGCAAAAGAAAACTTGTAACCAACGCCCTTGATGAGTTTAGGGATGCAGGTTCTCTTAATCTGTCTCAAGCAAGAGCAATCATTACAGACCCGGATCAATTCAACCCCAATGTAGGTGATATTGGCTCGGTGTATGAGCTAGACCTAGGCCAATCAAGGCGCCCTGCTTTCCACAAAACCTACTCTACTGATGTGCATGGGCGTATCTTAGGTGGTCTCAACCCTGGCTTTAATATAATGGAACTAAACCCTATTACCGGACCCAAAGGGTTTGAGCTAGACTTTAATCAAGAGATGGCCAGGCGGGGCAATGCGGCGATACCTGGAGGCAAGGTATCATCTGCAGCAGGAAAGGTTCTGATGGCCGGAACACACGGCGTCATTGACCAGCCCATGGCAGACGAGATGATTAGGCGAGGGATCGTAAGACCTTAACGATTTCTTGTTGTTCAGGCTCTGGAATGCCATCGTAATCCATGAGCTCAAGCAAGTAATCCTCGGTCATGTTGCTTGGCGATATTTTAATAGCTTCGATCCAGGCAAGACTGTCTTCGCTTAGATTGATCATAATAGTTCTCCAGGTAGAGCTATATTGTAAACCCGCAGGGTACCGCATGCAACATATGCTATACTCTGCACAAGCCCACCAGAGCTTATCTGGGCATTTACCCGATTTCGGGGATTATAGGCCACCTGACCTTTTCAGGGCATTTACCTTAACTAAGGGACATAAGCATGAGCGAGCTGATTTCAGACGATTACGATATTGATGACGAACAGGAGGTGATCCTATCTGAAGACCCTACTCCAGAGGTGGAGGAGGAATCCGACTCAGCACCGGATACTGGTGAGGACCAGGAAAAACATGTCCAGTTTACACCGGAGCAGCAGGAGATATTCAACAAGACCGTAGGGGTGAAGGTCGCTGAGAAGAAGGCGATTGAGCTCGAAAAGCGTGAGCTTGAACGGCAACTTGAAGAATTAAAGTCTAATGCTCCAGCTCAACAAAAGCCCGTCGTACCGGACCTGCCCGACCCGTTTGCATTCTCAGATGATGAATACAGACAGCGGATACAGCAAAGGGAACGAGCACTGATTGAGCAAGCTCAGTATGACGCCAGGCAACGCGCTATCGAAGATAACCGTCGTCAGATGGCATACCAAGAGCAAATGAAGCAGCAAGAAGAGCTAAACGGTCAGATCAAGAGCTATTCTGACAAGGCAACGAAGTTCGGTATTAACCCGGAGGAATTGCAGGTAGCGGGTAACACAGTAGCGCAGTTCGGCATGGACGACACGTTAGTATCTTACATACTGGCAGACGACCACGGTCCGTTGATTACTAAGTACCTGGCTAACAACTTGACAGATCTTGATGAGCTATCTCGCATGCCACCTACCCTGGCGGCAGTAAAGATAGCAACGACTATTAAGCAGAAGGCTGCATCGCTTAAACCCAAAGTTAACAATGCGCCAGATCCACTAGATGCTCCACGAGGAGCAGGATCAGCCCCCAAACCTAAAGGGCCCCAAGGCGCTATATTTGAATAGGAAAATGTATCATGGCTAATAATCTCAACAGTAACGTCACCCGGAAAGTCGCTCGCGTCTTTCTAGATGCCTTTGAAGCATCACGGGTAGTAACAAAGACAGTAAACACGCAGCTTCTAAGCGGCAAGTTCAACCCTTCAAGCGGTTCTAATGTCGACTTTAAGCGTCCGCATGACTACAACTCTATCCGTACTTCTGGTGGTGACATCTCTGGTTCTGATAAGTCGGACATCATTGCAGGCAAGGCAACTGGTACGGTCCAGGACTACTTCACAGCGGCCACTGAGTGGGGCAACGTGGAAGAGGCTCTTGAGCTAGACCAACTCGACCAGATCCTTGAGCCTATGGCCCGTCGCATTGTGACTGACCTGGAGCTAGACCTCGGTCGCTATATGCGTGAGAACGCAGCCTTGAACTACGGTGATCGCGGTACTGCGGTAGACGCATGGTCAGACGTAGCTGGTGCTGGTGCACTGATGGATTCTGTTGGCGTTCCAATGTCAGACGAGAAGTACTACCTGATGAACCCGTTCACGACTACTGCGCTATCATCAGCTCAGAACGGTCTGAACGCGTCTGACGGCCTTGTTCGTACAGCATGGGAAAAAGCGCAAATCAGCCAGAACTTTGGTGGCATGATGGCTTTAACGTCTAACGCTCTAAGCAGCTACACTTCAGGTTCAACAACTGATCGTGCAGGTACTTTGAACGGTGCTCCTAACGCCACTTATGTTGCGGCAAAGGACACTATGCAGCAGACTCTTGTTCTGGCCGGTCTGGGTACTGGTACTATCAAAGCTGGCGACCAGGTAACTATTGCGGGCGTTAATCGTCTCAACGTAGCTACTCGTGAAGCGATCCTTGACAGCGCTGGCGCACAAGTGCCTTGGACAGGTACTGTAGTAGCGGATGTGACTATCTCTGGCAACGCTGCGACTATTGTTGTCTCAGGTGCGGCTATCCACGAGACTAACGGTCAGTACAACAATGTAGACGCAGCTCCTGCCGATGGCGCGGTTGTGACTATCCTTGGTGCTGCTTCAACTCTGTACCAGCCTAATATGTTCTTTACCAAGCAAGCGTTTGGTCTCGGAACTGTTAAGCTACCTAAGCTGTACTCTACAGATACAATTGCGACTACCAGCGATGGCATGAGCATCCGTGTATCTAAGTACGCAGACGGTGACGCGAACACGCAAAAGATTCGTTTCGATCTCTTGCCGGCGTACGCGACCTTCAACCCGCTGTTTGCGGGCCAGGGTTACGGAAAGTAACACTACGGAGGATGGGGGCTTCGGCCCCCTGATTCTTTATGGCAAAACCAAGTAAAGGCAAGGCTAAAGTAAAGGTCACCGCATCCGGCAAGAAGGTCTCTTATGGCCAGGCTGGAAAGGCAAAGGGTGGCGGTTCACGAGTAAAGCCAGGAACAAAGAAGGGCGATGCATACTGCGCCCGATCAGCCGGCCAGATGAAAGATCATCCAAAGGCCGCAAAGGATCCCAATAGCCCGTTACGCCTGTCACGAAAGCGGTGGAAGTGTAAGGGCAAGAAGAGTGCTAAATATGAGTGACGGTCTATACGCTAATATGCACAAAAAGAAAAAGCGCCAAAAGCGCCAAAAGGCTGAGGGACGCAAAGTGGAGAGGACTAGATCCCCTGGCGACCCAGGAGCACCAACAGCAGGTGCATTCCGCGCAGCAGCAAAAACAGCAAAGAAAAAACCTACATTTGAATGAGGTGATTTATGCCAGATATAAATGGAAAGAAATTCCCATACACCAAAGAAGGCATGGCTGCGGCTGAAAAGGCCCGAAAGAAAAAGAACAAAAAGAAGCCTAAACCCATGAATAGAAGCGGGAATAAATACGAGTAATGGCTACTGTCGCTCAGGTCGCAAAGGCGGCACTACAACGAATTCTAGTCCAGGCATCTGAGGCCCCATTAGAGGCTGACGAGTACCAGGACTTCATCTTCGCCATGAATAACTACATGGCACAACTCGACGCATCCGGGATAAGCCTGGGTTATACCGTTGTCACAGATCTAGGTGACCAGGTAACCATCCCAACTGGTGCGCTTCGAGGGCTAATTGCCAACCTGGCGATTGAGGTCTCACCCGACTACGGTGGTGTAATCTCAGACGGCCTGGTAAGGGCTGCGCGTGATGGATTCCAGACCATGAGGTTATTGGGACAGCGCATAGCAGCAACTAAGAACCCATCTACCCTGCCCGTCGGCTCAGGCAACGAGGACACGGTGTACGGTTACCCAGGACACTTCTACGACGCCTCAGAGGCAGAGATACTTGCCGAGACAACTGGCGCAATTGGTTTGGAGCTAAATACTAATGGTGGATAGAGCGCAGGGCAGAAAGAAGAGCGAGTTTGTCCAACAGAGCACAGTCCTGGCTAATAGCTATCTGGACTATGTTGTTAATGGCACGAACTACAAGATTGCCTACAACGACTTTGTAACCGGCCTTGGTGTTACCGGGACTATCGTCCAGGAGGGCGCTGTTACAGGCACGGCTATCCTGGATGTTGATGGCACTATCAATCAGATCCGTAACCTTGAGAACGGCCCAGGCATAGTTACCTCGGTATCTGCCGAGAATGGGGCCAAGATTAGCCACAACTTCACGGCTAATACTGACGGGCTCCCTATCCTATTGAACACAACCGCAGCGTCTCCCACAATTGCAAGCATTGTTGCTGGCTCAGGTATTAGCGTCCAAGCAGTGAATGATTCTGGTATTGAGATAACGTCCATTGCTGATGAAATAAACGCGCAAGTGTCTATGCACGGTAATTCAACTGCCACAACAATCTCTACTCAAAATGTACCTGTAAAAGCAGCAGGTACATTTGTAGCGGGAACTTTTTCCAGTTTTACAGTAGATACGACGGGCAAGCTCACTTATACAGGCTCAACGACTACTACAGTTCGTTTGACAGCTTCTGTAACTCTAGATGTGGTTGGGACAAATCAGGATCTAACTGTTCATTTGGCAAAAAATGGCACTGTTATTTCTGCCGCTAAAATATCCAGATTAGTGTCCGCATCCAATACGGCAAACGTGGGAGTGTTTTATAACGTCTCCGTTTCTACATCTGATTATCTTGAGGTATTTGTTTCCAACGGCACAAGCACAAATAATATCACCGTAACGGATTGTCTGTTCGGAGTATCTTAGATGCCAGTTACCCAACTGCCTATAGCAAATGGTTTTTATGTTAGCGACTCTTTGCCTATATCAGCCCAAGAGTGTACAAACTGGTATCCAAACATCGTCCAGGGGCAAGCACTGAGCCAGGAGACATTATTCGGCACTCCAGGGCTTACGCAGCTTGCAATATCTGGAACCCTGGATAACGAGAACCGGGGCGGTCACGAAATGGCCGGCAAGCCCTACTTCGTTAACGGAACCAGGTTATATCGCCTGGACGAAACTGTTACAGATGGTATTGCAACATATGCCCTGACGTTCATAGGCGACGTAGAGGGCACAGGCAGGTTATCGATGGCAGATAACGGCACTCAACTTATGATTCTGGTCCCTGGCGGGAATGGGTATATCTATAACCATGTGGCCGATACATTTACCCAGATAACAGACTCGGACTTTACTGCTAATGGAAATCCTCAGTTCGTCGTATTTATTGATGGCTATTTTCTGGTTACCACAGATTCCAAGAAGTTCATTG